CGAAGACTCCATACTTCTCACCCAGTTCCAGTAGTCCGTAATAGCGGTCAAGTCCCCTTGAGTCATAGAACAATCGTGTCTCCACTAATGAGTTTTCTTTTGTGAGGCGAGACTTAGCTGCCTTTGCTTTGATGATATTACCTACCACTTCTTTGCCATCCTTCTCCTTAGACTTTGTAAGATAGATGATGGTAGAAGCAGCGTACTTAAGACCACTGCCCCCGCCCATTTCTTTGGTAGGTACGTAGGCACCAACAACGTCATAGGTGTGGTTAGTAACGATCATCGGCACGTTTGCTTTGCCGAGTTTCAAGGTTAGCACACGGAAGATTGCCTTGACAACCTGTGCCCGTGTCATGTCACGAGTATCTTTACCATCAGCAGAGTCCTGTAGTTCCTTGCTGGTGGACAGCATACCCAGAGAGTCCAGCACAAACATCATAGGCTTGCGATCCTCTGGTTTCTGCTCCAGATACTTGTCAAGGATCTTGATAGCAGCAGTTCTAAACTCTTGAACAGTGGTGACAGGAACCAGGATGATACGATCCGTGTCCATGCCACGATCCTCAATCATTTCCTTGGAGATTGCTGACTCTGATTCAAAGTAGACAACACCTCCTTCGGCGTTTTGGGCAAGGAAATTCTGGGCAACCCCGAGACAGTAGAAGGTCTTACCAGTGGATGACTCTCCCGCAATAGCAGTGATCTTGTTGGAGGGAAGACCACCATAAATGCTGCCACTGACCAGGGCATTAAAAATGTAAGAGCCGCTATCAATAAATCCGCTGACATCGCCAACCGATCCTTCACTGAGGAGACCTGCGTACTCATTGTCGATCTCCTTTACTACATCCTTTAGAAAACTCATGCGAATAAAAACTCAAGTGTGGATACACGTTCCGTTTTCCATCCTATCACGTCGGTAATGATCTGTAAAGGATCGAGGAACGCCTTTTTGAATTGGGTATCTCTATCTACGCTCGGACCCAACCCGAGCTCCTTCGGGAACGTGTTCAGGAAACTGATCACGTTCTCTCCAATCTTATTATGCTTGCGGAGATATAGGTATTTGATCTTCTCGCCTTCTTGGATCAGGGGATACTTGCTCTCCAAGTTTTTCTGCGAGACATGAAAATTATATAGCAGCGCTCCACGTACATGTAGAGGGCACCCCTTTGAATACACGGTTCCGTGCGCTTTGAATTTAGATAGTCCATTAACACTCCTCGGAAAAGCTATGTCCTCGGGCGGTAACGAATCGAATTCATCCCTGAATCTATCTATGTAGGAAACCAATTCCTCTTCATCACCCGACATCATAATTGTTAGGGCTTCCTTAATTGCCTTGCGACATGATCCTGGGGTCGAAGACTTGACTGCTTCGATGCCCATCATCTTGAGCTTTGGTTCCTTGTAGCGTACACCCTCGCTGTCCCAGACGTTGAGGATGTAGCGTTTCTTTGCTGTCCAAATGCCACGGTCAGCAATGTTCTCACGCTTCATGAACATCTTCTGTTCATAGGCATTAGCGTAGTCTGCTAGCTCCTGGTACGATTTGTCGATGTATGGTTCGATTTGATCCTTACAGGCAGCATCGAGAAAGCTGACGATGCGCGATTTAGGAACATTCTGTACATCAAATACGCGATTGACAAGTAGATCAAGACAGAGATAAATGCTGTCAGTGTCACTGGCAATAACATAGTCGTTACCCTCCGTTTTTAGTAGTTTGTTCAGGTACTCATTCATCTTGTTCTCGATCCAACGGATCGATACCTGCCCAGACAGGGTAATCGCCTCGGCGTTGCGAAGATCATAGTACCTAAAGTATTGGTTGCCGATAGCACCATAGGCAGAGTTGAGTTGAATCTTCCTTGCCATCTGGATGTTGTTATATTTAGAGATCGCCTTCTCCAATTCCTTGGTAGGGGTCTTCTCATACTCCTGCTTTGCCATCAGCATGAGTTTCTTAGACTGGACACGTTCATCGTAGATCTTCTTCATCATCTGGGGAAGAAAACCTTGGATGTCTTTGCGGTACTGAGACCCGTTAGCACAGAGGGCGTAGTTAGGATCAGGTTCTACCTGTTCATTAAGTAGCCTCTCAACTGTAGCTGATGGGTGTCGCTTCTCAACCAGAGTCTCTGGCGAGATATTGTACTGCATAATAAGGTGAGGATAGAGAGAGTTGAGATCAAAAGATACAACCCATTCATACTTCCCTGGAATTGGTTCCTTGACATAAGCACCTGCGTATTTCTCATTTTTAGAGGACCTCTTCGCTGGTGGTACAACAAACCCACGATTGCGTAGGTAGTTGTAGATCAACGTATCCCACATGCGTACTTGGTAGTACACATCTTTCATATTTACCTTGGCGTCATACGCCAAAGCAACTGCGAGTTCAACTAACTTCATCTTCTCCTCAAGGCGAAGAACAAGTTCCACGTCCTTGATGTTGTAGTCGATGAACTTTTGCCAGTCGCGAGTGTAGAACTCCTTGAAGTTCTCGAACTCACTGTGGTCTAGTTTGTTCTCGCCAAGCTCTACGAAAGCAATGTGGTCAAGACGGTAGGACTCCTGATTAGTATAGGTAAATTTCTTGTACAGGTCAAGGTAGTCCAGCACGGACACGCCGAAGACATTGTAAAGAATCTGGGTGCGACCTTTGATCTCCATCTCCTCCCTGTGGACAATGCCCCAGGGGGAGAACTGCTTCATTTCTTTTGATCCAAATAGTCGCTCCAGTCTTCCACATATATACGGGATATCATAGAGTTCGACGTTCCACCCCGTAAGGACATCAGGGAAAGAAGTTCCCCAATAGTGTAGGAAGCTACGTAGTAAATGTTCCTCACCGTCGCATAGAATATACTCCACGTCCTCGCGGGTGTTATGGTACGGTTTCGTGCCCCATACCTTAATGCGACGGCTAGCATAATCCTGGACTGTGATCGACAGAAGTGGTTCAGCGCACTCTCTAACGTTAGGGAACCCATTTTCACACGCAACTTCAATATCAAGAGAAGTAATCTTAAGCGTCTTAAGGTCATAGTCCACCTCTTGCGGAAACTCTTCCGAGATGAACTGATAAAGATAACGGTCATATCCATGAACATCGAATCCCTCCACGTCACGGTACTTATCTACGAACCCACGTGCCTCACGCACTGACTCGAACTTGACTGGTTTAGCGTACCGTCCGTCAAGGGTTTTGAACTTGGTCTTCTTGTCCGTACACACAAAAAGGGTCGGTGAGAACTTCATCCGCCTTTGGATACGTTCTAGAAGACCGCCAGGACCTTCTTCGTATCCGAGGTAGAGAAGGTCGTCACCGACCAGTTGGACATTTGTATAGAAACTCATTCAATGTGCTTGCGATACTTCTCCGCCAGTTCAGGCGTAGGTTCTAGTATTGTAGCAATAGTATCGCTATAAATCAAGACATCATCGTCCACTGTGTGAAGTGGCCATGGTGTCAGAGTTCCGTCAGGACTCACCTGGTACGGCTTGACCAGATGGCACGCTGGTTCCTCGTCCAGCTGCTCCATCTGACTCAACAGGTAGGTCCCCGATTTCAGAAGTAGTAGTTGTGTCATCATCAATTTCATTTAGCATTTTCTCTGCCTCTTCAAACATATCGTTGAGATCAATGTCCTCATACGACAGATTGAACCTTGCCTCATGCTTACGGAAGTTCTCTTCGTAGCGTGTCTCATCAATGGCAGAGATATATTGAGACATCAAAGCATCCAAAGGTTCATACACAGTGACCACGTGAGAACCAGGCAAGAAAAAGTCTTTGTCCTTACTCAGTGGTGCCCAGGGGAACCACTCAATCTGATATCCTTTGTCAGAGTTGATCTCCATACCACTCTCCACAATGTCCAGACGGAACGGTTTGTGAAGGTGATAACCAAGAGGTCTCTCTGTCTCAGGCTCAGTAATCTCACGCACTTCGGAGATAACTTCCTCACCAGTGCGGAGCATCAACAGTTTAATGCTCATACTACTTCAGGTTGAATTGCTTCTTCTACGTACTGATCACCAGTACGCTTGTTCACGTTTGCCAGATAGGTCTGGAGGATAGAAGGAGCAGGTTCCATGACAGTAATGATATAGTCAGGAGTCACTGCGATCTTCTGATCGATAGTGAACGGGTTCCAAGGGGTGTAACGGACCTTGATCTCTTGATCTTCAAAGGTCTCTAGGTCTGTCTGTTGCTGAGGTTCCTCAGTGATCACAACCTTGTAAGGAATGGTCATGACATAAGCTTGGCGAACACCAGACTCCTTGTCAACTGCCTCTTGTAGGTCCGTAATCACGTTGTCACCGTCACGAGTCAAAACCAGTTTGATGCGGGATGGATCTACCATGATGTTTATAGTCTCTCAAAAATTATAAGGGGTCGCTTGGTCTTTGTCAAGCAACCCCAGCGGCGACGATACCGATTTTATTTAGTTGATATCAAAGACTTGTAGTTTTTGATGGTCAGGGATCACACGCTCAAGGGGAATAGTAAGCATCCCATCCTTGAACGTAACCTCACCTACCCTAACGTCATCGGATAGGTTGAATCCTCTAGCGAAGGTACGAGTAGCAACCCCACGATGCAGATACTCTTGTTCGATGTTCTCCTTCGCTGCCTTGGACTGAACTAGGAGGACGTTTGTCTCCAATGAGACTTCGATCTCGTCCTTCGACCAGCCAGCAAGTGCTAGTTCAATACGCCACTTGACATTGCTTTCCTTGACAATGTTGTATGGTGGGTATTGTCCGCCTGGTTGTGTCATTCCATATGAATGTAGACGATGGAATACATCATCCAGACCAACGCTGTATTTATTTACAGCATCAAAAATCTTATCTACGTCTTTCGACGTGAACTTAGTAATGTCCATAGCTCCTTAATAAGCGAGTGGTATGTGTGATCCCCGAAGGCAATCGCATTTATTTAGAAAGTTTAGGACAAAAAAAGAGGGGCGGCGAACCGTCCCTCAGAGGTAGCGTTTTCCGTATGTAGCGTGTCGCGCACGAAAGGCGACGACTTATTTATACCCATACACTGGAAAAACTTTGGCGATTTGTTTCATTTTCTCACGGTACCTACTCTTGTATGGTTCTTGTAAGTATGGCATGTACGGTTTACCTGCCACTCTATACTGTAGGTAAGTGTAATCAAACTGATATCTGTAACACAGTCTGTCTTTGGTTTCTCCCACTCTCCTGTGCTGTACGATGCTGTTGTCAAAGATCAACAGATCATCGTCGTTCATCCACCAGTAGTCATAAGTATACTTCTCTAATCCTTTCTTGACTTCTGCTAGCAGCCTGTCATTGTTACTGCGACTGACAGTATTGTATGGAAAGTGTAATCCTTTGATGCCAGCAGGAGATTGTATCACCAGAGGTATCTCAGTCTCTGGTTCTGGGCACATGTTTTGGTACACCACATTGTTCTCACCATTGGCATTGATCATTCCCTCCTTGAAGTTATGGATCAATACCATCTCATCTAGTTCACTACGCATACTCTCACTGAGACTATAGTAGTAGGGAGTTGTCACCATGAATCCAGTGGCACTCTTGGTCATATTTTGATGTCCAAGCAGTGCTACACCAGGTGTGAAAGCTATGTCACCACTCTCATTGCTGTGCCAGAATAAATCACCGCCACCAAACAATCCATTCTTCTCTGCGACTCTGACTATATGTCCTGTCTCAGCGTGACCACCTATCCTCAGGTATTCTTTTGCTACTTCACTCGTGTGATCTTGCTTAGCAGCATAGTTCTGTCTCGCTTCGCCCCAGAGTTTCATCAACTGGTGGAAACGATCGACAGTTATACCAGAGTTACGGATGATCATGACAAGTTTCTCCATCTGTAACTTACCCAGTGTCATCCACTGGGGTCTTGTGAGATGTTTGAAATCTATGTCATCAACAAAAACACCGTAACCCTCAAGGTTAGGTATGTTGCTTAGCTTCAAGTCTTCTTCTTACCAATGTTGTACTTAGACTCCAGTGTCCAACCACCTTTATCTTTGTAAGACAACACTTTGATCTGACTCAGTGGTGCTACGTCCACTACAGAGTCTGGATTAGTGATTGTAATCAGTCCCCAATCGCTAAGAAGTTGTACGATCCTGTTGCGACGTTGTACATCATTGAGCGACAGGTTCGCTTTCTTACCATCTAGAGCAAATAGTTCTTTGAAGTGTACGATGTAGTATCTACCTTGCTTATGAAGAATGTGGCAGGACTGATACAGTTTGCGTTCCTTACGGGAAGCAACACCGATACGTGTGAGCGTCTCTCTTACTTTCAAAAAATCATCAGGTTCGTTAAGGCTGACCTCAATCATCTGGTCAGGAGCCCATTTAACTTCCTGGTCAGCAAATGATGCCGTCATTGTCGTCCTCCAGTGTCATGTCGTTGTCTAATAAATTCAAGCTGCTCCGCAGTAAGGAGAGTAAGGGCGATCTTTGCTTTTTCGTTACTATAACCATAGTGACGTTTGATAAGATCCAAGTCATCGACTTGTTCTTTCTTCAACCAAGGAGAGAAACGCTTGCGTTTTCTCAAAATATTTATAAAAAAGTCATACTGAAGTCTGCTGTCAAGATGAGGCATCAGGTTCATCTCATTCGCTAGCAGAACAGAGTCTACATGACCAGACAAACAACGATTTACGATGTAAGCAGGGTACTTTTTCTCTAGACTAGGGTCTTCTTCTAATAGGTGTTGCTTAGTGTGGTTGACACTGTTGAGGATGTTAGTAAGATCCGAGCTCATACTGTGGTGTTATGTTGAATGTAAGGGTTAATCGCCTTTCGTCGGACTCAGACGGTTCTGTCTTGTGTCTCAACCAACCAGGGAAAAATATCACGTCACCCTCATTGACTGGAATCAGTCGCCAAGGTTGAATGTTCATGGGTTCAGAGGTTCTTACCTCTGTCAAAGGGTCTCTTACTAGGAGATTACCAGAGTTATCTGGTTTCTTTATGTATGCTGTACAGACGACACAGGGACCGTGAGCATGTTCATCAGTCCAGTCACCTCTGTAATGTTCATTATACCATGAGTTGGATATGAACATGGGAAAGTTCTCGTACTTCCACACCTGACGGAGATAGATTAGTTTCTGCTCTAACCAGTTGTTGAATACTTCACACGTCACGTGGTGGTGGGGCATCAAATGCCCCTTAATACCATATAAATTAGCAGTAGATCTGCCACCTACCTCTACAGTAGTAGCAACCCCGTGCTCGGCAACCATGTCGAACATGCTGTCGGCAAGGGTTTCATGTGCTGTAGCATCAAATGGGAAGCTATCACGATAAACGAGTGGCGAACTGATGTTGACATACTTCATGTAATGATACGGGTTGGTCCTCGCACACCAGTGCCAGAGGGATTGATTTCATAGATGGCAATAGACCCACTCTTGAGGGTTACATGGATCTCATCTCCATTGATTAGTGCCATCTGTGAGTTGGGGCAGAAGGTATGGAGATTGCCCCGCTTGGTATGGTAAAGGCAGCAGTACCCAGACCGCAGTACCCTAACCCCCAAGCTTCCGTTTCCAGTCATAGTTAGTCAAAACAAGTTCACGACGGTCTTTCTGGTTGCGTGTGTACTCACCAGTAGACCTCATTGTATAGGTGTGATCCCAGTCATACTGGTACCACTCATCAAACCGTAGCTTAATGTCAGGATGATCGTTGTAGGAGATCAACACATTACCTAGGTTAGCATCCATCACGTCAGCAAAGCGAGCGTGATCGAAACCTTTATGCATCTCTCCCTTCTTACCATACAAAACATCCTTGATATTGTATGGAGGATCCATGTACATGAAGCAATTCTCTTCATCGCTCATGACCTCAGCATAGTCAAGGTTAGTGATCTTCCAATTACTGATCAGATCACCATATTCTGTCAGTTTCTCGATGCCACGCATCGTAAAATTATTGTTGCTCGCCTGGGCACTGAAAGAAGATGACTCAGTAAGACCAGAGAAGGAGCATTTGTTTACCACATAGAAGGCAACAGCACGTTCAATCTCATTAGCACTGTCATCATTGATCTGTTCCTTCATGAACTCGAACAGAACCTTTGCCTTGTCTGGTGTTTGGTTTGCGCTCTTCAATACGATCAGCTCAGTCTGTAGAGAGTGACTGAATTCTTGTAGTACAGACCAGAAATTGTACAGTGGTTCGTACAAATCATTGACCCAGACAGGTGTCTCTGGGTATGCCTTGGTGATTGCGATTGCCATGCTCCCACCACCAAGGAAACCTTCTCGGTATTCTGTGATCTTATTAGGCAGGAACTCAAATAACTTAGGCACCGCACGACTTTTGCCGCCAGGATACCTAAGTGGAGTCTTCAAAGCTTTCATGAAAAAGTAGCAACTAGAACGATGCGTCGGCAACCAAGGGCAGGTTGCTCGATATTGTGGATACCCTTGAAGAGGACGATATCATCCTCATTAGGAGTATGTATATGACGATCACCATCCTCATCATAGACGATAGTTTCACCCAAGTCAAAGTGTGACAGGTACATCACTAGGTTAGTGTGGTCAAAAGGATGATCACAGTGTGGTGGTGAGGGTGCCATACCCACCTTGTGAGTACAGTTGACATTGATACGGTAAACCATGTCAACGTCTACGTTATTATACTCAAAGATCTCCTTCAGCACCTGATTGGCAAGTGGCAAGAAAGGAGAATCTGATGTACTACACAGCATACCATCGTGACCAGGGCGTGTCAAGATAGTGTGACCATAGAATGGAAAATTATCACCATCCAAAGGGTCAACCACACTCTCTTCATGCCAGTACCACGGGAAGGTAGGACTGTTTACAATGTCTTTGAGAGACTTATAGGCATCTGTTAATGGGTTGCTTAAAGTCAGTATCGTCTGTGAGTCTTTCATGGATATACAATCCAATAGCGTCTTTGATTGTCTCGGTCATGGAGTAATAACCCCTCGCGATCTGTAGTTGACCTGCTACGACCGCGATAGTTGCCGCACCCCAGAAGTAATAGTAGAACCTAGACTTGACTTGAGCTCGGAGTTTCTTTTTCACAGAACCAGTTTCTTACTAGGGGTCTTGATTGGGGAGAATTGCTGCTCATACTGTTCAACAATACTCTCTTGGGGATCGTTGATGTAAACAACGTAACCACGGACCACCTCCAGTGGAGTGTCCTTCTCTACCAGCAGCGGAGACCAGGGAGCAAACCCTAGAGTACCTGTACTGGTGGGGAGAGCAACGATAGGGTTCTTGATGATGACCTTCGCTACGTCTTCGCTTACTACGTCGGCAACGACATCTTCGCCCGACCACATTTTAATCAGTTTAACATTCATTTGAATTCACATTCACACATAATTTCCGTCAGACTTGCCAGAAGGTTGATCTCCTGGTCAGCAACGAAAGCAGATTGATACTGATACTTACCGATGATAAGAACAGCTTGGGGAATCGAACGAGATTCCAGAGTAGAGTAGAGGGAGTCATAAAGAGATCTCAAGATAGCATTAGGATCGTTGTCAAGGTTTTCGACAACCCACTTGCGTACAGTAGTAAACTCCTTGTCTTTAAGAGCAGAAGTCAACTCCGCTATTCTAACCTCATTTATGTTAGCAAGCAAGCCTGTGTCGATTTGACCATTGACACTGTAACGTTGGAGTTCGTTCAGCACACGGCGGAAGTCAGGGAAGTGTTTGTTGATTACTTCCGCGACAACCTTTGGATCATATCCCACACCCTCGCTCTCAAGTATAGACCTGACACGGTTGAAGAATGCTGCCGCCAGTTTTGCCTTTTGGTTTCCTTTGACTTGGAAGTTGATGACGGAGCACCTGCTGTGGAGAGGTGCGATGATTTTGTTGAGGAAGTTACAGGTGAAGATGAATCTACAGTTGCCATGGAACTCCTCAACAAACGCCCGTAGGGCGAGTTGTACATCGTGGGATGTGTTATCAGCTTCATCCACAATGATGACTTTGTGCCTCGCGTCAGATCCGAATAGCGAGACGGTTGAAGCAAAGGACTTTGCTTTGTTTCTGACTGTATCAAGGAACCTCCCCTCGTCTGAACCATTAATAACAATATAATCTACACCCAACTGTGTACACAGTGCCTTAGCAATCGTAGTCTTTCCGATGCCAGCAGTGCCAGCGAGCAGGAGATTGTTGATCTCTCCCTTCTCTAGGAAACCATTGAAGATCTCCTTGGTGTCAGCAGGGAGGATACATTCATCGATGGTTTTGGGGCGGTATTTCTCCACCCAAAGGAAATCACTCATGAAAAGACAGCGTTGATAAGGATGCGACTCTGGTGAGCACGTGGGGAGTAACCCGTGTGAACGTAACTCCCATCAAATACTACCAGACGACCAGGCTTGGGGTCAATAGTTTGCTTGACATCCATCTGGTCTGGGAACGGACCTCCGAACTCATCCTTGTGGTCATAGATCACAGTAGGTCCATCGGTCTCATTGATGTACACGATCGCCGCTAGGTGCGGTTCATCAGTGTCAATGTGCGGAGGGTGGATGTATCCCTCCTTGTGGAGCAGAGTCATGTCTAGACGGACCCTGAGGATGTTCTCTGCCTCAATGTGGTCCTTGATCTGATAGATCAGAGGTGCCAGGAAGTAAGCAGGAGCAGACTCCACAAAGGTATTCTTCTGCCAAGGGGGCAGGATACCATGAGAGAAACCAAAGTCCTCTACCTTATCAGAAGCATATCCATTGAGGGATTGTGATCCCTGGAAGTGCCAATCAAAGGCATCAGACCCTAGAAGTTTCTGTACTGATTGTAGGTAGGATGGTGACACAAAGTCATCCACCACCTCAATATCAATCGCTCGCATAACTAAAAAGGAAATTTTCCACGAAGTCTTCCGACTTCTCTTTACCAAACTTACTGGAGAGGTATCCAGCAACTGGGTCCAACTTCGTCATGTACTTGTCGAAGTCGCTGTAGACGCGCCAATCGTTTCCTACAGGCTGTGCCGTATTAAGCATGTCCACGTATGCGTCCAGATACTTCTCAAACATGGGTAGATGGTCGTCTACCTCGTCAGCAGTACACTTAGCAACGTAGACGTTCTCTGAGAAGTGATTACCAGGTTCAAAGAACCTGAAGTCACCCTCTGCCTTAGGCAGACCAGGAACTGATACCAGGTGATTCTCCTTAGGATGCTGAAAGTCGAAAACGATAATTACTTTCTTAGCGAAGAACCCCATGAGATCCATGCCGAAGCATGGTAGGTTACATCCTGTCTTAGGATACAGAATGTTGTTGTAGATATTTGTCTTGTCAGAGTAAATATCACAAGCTCGGGACTTCATGTGGTACTTGGGGTAGTAGTGGTTCGCTACTAGAGTTGTACCTTTGCCCTCCCAATGTGCCCATTCACGAGCATGAACATCTTTGATGATCTTCTCGTGAACAAGGGCTTTGTAATTATTCCATAGGTCCTTCATACTTTGAGTCAGGTTCCAATGCGATCATGTATTCTAGGTTCTCTGTGGTATTTGTCCACATACTAGCGCCAACCTTACTGATACGCACGTGGTAATCAAACACAAAGAGTTTGCCGACGAGGTTCTCTGACTTCATATTGAAGCAGAAAGTAGCGTCGGTGGTACCAACCTCAACATCAAAGGTGTTGGAAGTATCGTTCTTGCGGTCACGGACACAGATGGATACAACACCATCCTTGCCAACCACAGACAGATCCTCAACCTTATAGATGTTGATCATCTGAATGATGTTTTGGAGATCGTCCTTCTTAAGGTCGAACTCAACCTCGGTACTAGGCAGGTCGGGTGCCTTGGTAGGAGGGCTTGTAATGATAGCAGGGTCAGCATAGAAGTAACGTGCTTCCCTGCGCCCTGAGGTGATAGTCAGGTGACTGTCAGCAAAGGTCAGGTCACCATCTTTGAACAGGTCCAGAACCTGTACAAACTCACCCAGGTCATAGATCGCGAAGTCGCGAGGGAACTCCTCAGTCACAGGAGCACGTGCCAGGACGTTCTTCTGAATAGCAAGAGTAGAAACTTCGCTGCCCTTCCGAAACTGGATGGACTGGTTGATGTTCACAAACTTCTTCAGAATCTGAACAGTGCGATTAGAAAGTTTCATAAGGTTCGCTGTTTGGTTGGTCTTGCTTGGAGAAGTGATAGAGGAGGACACAGTAATGAATAGCTTTTAGAATGTCTTGTTTAGCAGTACCTTTCTTGTCATAGCGAGAGAGGTACTTAATGGCATTGGATCGGCAGAAAGGTTCTGCGTCACCAATACTCTCAATAAGGTCAAGGGTCTGGGTTACATTCTTGTCAGAAGTGTAGTGCGCCTTGTAAGTGCTCACGATATACTCACGAGCTTCATCTAGACATTTGTCTTCGTTGAATTTGTAATTAGGACCAGGCATAGTGATAGTAATTTCAGGGATTTCTCCGTCTTCAATCATTTGGGCAAGTAAGGACCATGAGTTTGTCATCATTCTACCTCAAACTCTACGTCCGCGTCAACCTTATCATACAGTTCCTCAAATGCTTTCATGGTTTCATCGTCGAAACGAGCGATACAAACCTTGATTGCCTTAGCTTTGTCACCAAAGATGCTGTATGCCTGAGCGATATGAACAAGACGACGAGTGGAGATAACCTCATCGATGCCACCATCAGCAAAGGTCTTGCGGATGATGTCTGCCCAGTCAACCAGATTGCTGACGAACTTGTCATCAGCACAGTGCTTTGCGAGGATCTTTGCCTCAGTAGCAGGAGAAGGATATGCCTGCTCGAAGGTGACAGGGAAACGCTCAAGGAATGCTTCGTTCAGCACGTTGGTGCCGATGAAGCGACCGTCTTCAGAACCCTTACCCTTAGTGTTGGCAGTAGCAAAGACTTGGAATCCTTTGGCAGGACGAACATAGGTGCCAATCTTCTTAAGGTAGACACCGTTGCCTTCGAGCACAGACTGGAGACACAGGATCTTGTTAGAAGCAAGGTCGATCTCGTCAAGCAGCAGCACAGCGCCACGCTTGAGTGCCTCAACAACAGGTCCGTCATGCCACACAGTCTCACCATTGACGAGACGGAAACCACCAATCAGATCGTCCTCGTCAGTCTCGATGGTGATGTTGACACGAATCAACTCACGGTTGGTTTGAGCACAAGCTTGCTCGATGCTGAAGGTCTTACCGTTACCAGAGAGTCCAGTGATGAACGTAGGGTAGAACTGACCAGACTTGATAACCTTCTTGACGTCAGCAAAGTTGCCGAAAGGAACATACTCTTTGTTGACCATGGGAACCAGGTTCTCCATGGTGGACTGTTGGAAGGTCTGCTCAAGCTTCTCAACAACAGTCAGGTTCCACTTACCGATACCTGCTTTGTGGTCCTTGAGACGCTTCTTGACGGTAGCGAGAGAGCAGTTGAAATGATCAGCAGCACCCAGCAACTCAGGGACACCGACCTGCTCGCCATGCTTGGCAGTCAGAAAAGTGATGAGGTCGTCGGTGGTCATAGGGATGGGAGTGAACATTGAATTGCTTTGTTTGGTATGTGTATATCATACGGCAAAAACCCCGCCTTGCGAGCGGGGTGAGACAGTTATTTAATTGTCACAGCACTGCCACCGTCTTCACCGATGCTTCCTCTGATGAAGATATCAAAACCAATACAATACCTGAAGTCCTCTGTAAGATTCTTCTCAACGTTATGTATAAGCTGAGATGGAAAAATTAGGAGTGTTCCCGTCTCTGGTCTGATGCGCCAAGACTTCATGGTTATCTGATTGAAGTGTGTCACATCAGGTTCTAAGGTAGGCATGAAGCAGTTAGGAAAGTGTTGCCCCTTCTCAAAAACAACATCACCAGTTTCTTCCTGAACATCCAGATAGTAGATACCACTGAACACTGAGTTCATATGACAGTGATTCTGTGCCCAGTCACCTGGTCCATGCTTCACGCCCCACCCCCGACAGAGATCAAGATACACATTCTGCGCTACTGCTAGTTGTCCGTAGGCAAAATGCTGTGCTGCGTACCTGATCTCGTGATAAAGACCACGCAAGACTTCGTGCTGCCAGATATTCCTATCGAATGAAATAAACCCATTGTCCATTGAGGTTCTTTCATACTGAAGATCCTCTACACAACGTAACCACTCTTCCTGAACGGGTATGCTGCTTTGGAAGAGTGGAGTTGGGAACAGTAAATGGAGTTGTGGTTTCATGCGATAAGGGATATAAACTCAGACAACACACGCTTGCTGGTCTTCTTGTTCGACAGAGATTTCTTGAATGCGTTCTTGATCTGCGTCTTAGTGGCATCGTCGGCAACATCAAACTCATTGTTAGAGTCATCAAGTGACTTGCTGTGAAGATACAGACACCGTGTGTAGAAGCTATTGAAGTCAATGTATGACTTATGCTTCTTCCACTCAGCACCGATTTTCTGATCGTTATCCATCATGTAACGGCGAACGAGTCCAAAATCTCTAGTCGTAATCAGACGGATGTTGATGATAGAACACTCAGGGAAGTTGTCCTTGAAGTTCTCAACCAAGATCTCCGTATGATCATTGTAATTATAACGTCCATTGAAGGATTTGTAAACCCTACCAACCTTACGGTCACGAAGATGAGTCCTACCCATACTCTTAGGAGACAAACGTTGCTCGCCAGAATATGTGGTACGCATGGTCCAGAAAGAAGTAGGAGCACCTTCACCATCAGTCAGGTTGATGACGTGACACTTCTCAACTTTGCTAACACGCTTGAAGTGAGGAACGATGGTATGGAGAGCAACGATTGCCTCATTCAACGGAGTGCCAGAGAGACAGACCTTACGAGGAATCACGAACTGAGACCAGACACGGTTCTGGAATGCCCAGGAGAGACGGAACCAGTACAGCATAGCTTGCTCAAGTTCCTTAGTCTTCATGCGACTAGAGAACAGGTTCATCATACCGAAGTTCTCGATGTTCAACTTACCAATCTTGTCAGAAGTATTCTCCTGAGGAGTAACCCATTCGTTAGTGAATGCGTAAACTTCAAAAGGAATACCTGCTTTACGGCAGAAGGTCACGATGTTGATGACCTGCTTCATGGTGTCATTGATAACATCACCCATAGAACCAGACCAGTCAACGTTGAAGATGAGACCGTGGTTCTTACCGTTAGGGAGAGAAGTTACCTTCTTGAAAATATCGTCGTTGTACTTGTAAGTGTGAAGCTTAGATGTGTTGAGTACACCAGTGCGAGACTCAGTAGCACGAGCATAAGCAGTAGCACTCTTCTTCATCTCAAACTCTTTGACGAGGTAGTTTACCTCACGAAGAGAAGACTTCTTAAATTCTTTGAACTTCTGATCTACAATCTCGAAGTCACCTACGAAGCGATGCTCTTCGTCTTCCTGGTTGTTCCAGCAGCGATCGATATAGTGGAGAGTTTCGTAGCAATCGATAACCACGTCGCCGTAGTTGACACTAGGGCGCTCGCAGTATTCTGGGGGAGAGGAGGTAGAGCTAGCAAGATTCTGGATTGCGTCTGTTGAAGCAGCGTCTGTCTTTACCAGATCCTCGTCATCGGTTTCGGGAACAGGTTGAGTCCCACCAGACTGAACGTCTGGACTTTCACCAGTTGACTCTTCATTTTTTTCTTCATCCTCTCCAGTTGCCTCCCCTTCATTTTCATCAAAAGACTGCTCATCAGAGCTTTGGGGTTCTAGTTCAGGATCAGTTCCAGCAGGCAGATTCTCAAACTCGGAGCTCTGGTCCACTGGGGGAGTCTGAGAGGGCTGCTCTCTCTCCTTCTTCATGTATTTATGGATCTCCTTGGCAAGTTCGATGACTTCTTCAAAAGTCTCAACAGCACCAGCACGGTCACACCAGACTTGCTCCTCTTCAGTGAAAGGAATGGTCTCAAAGTTACCAATCTTGTAGAAGAGATTGATGCGGTCAATCAGAGAGTAAGTCTCAATATCCTCGTCACCGATCTGGAAGAAGTCTTCGTCAGCGAAGTCAGCGTAACCTTTGTAGAAAGTCTTGTTCAGACCAGCGTAGCGACGCTTCATCATCTTCTCAATGCGAACGTCCTCAATGACGTTAACGAAACCTTGAGGAACAGTGCCTTCGTGAGACCAGTCGTTAGGTGTGTAGAGTGCGTGACCAACCTCGTGAGAGATCAGCAGGTCAAGGATAGTCTCGCTGGCACGCTCCCACATAGGCAGGGTCAGCACGCGACGCTCCACGTCGAACTGTGCTGTAGAGACGTTGCGGTGCTCAATGATCAGGTCTTCCTGAGCGAGCAGTTTGGCGAGTTGTCCTTTGACTTCGAGCATTGTTCCTCCGATATGTACATATAGTAATACCCCCGCCTAGGAGACGAGGGTATCTATGTGCCACTTATTCAACTGTCTTTGGTCGCTTTGGTGGGACTGCCGTTGTTTGACCATGGAGCTTTGCTAGTGCTGCCTTGAGTTCTGGAGTCTCATCGTACTCCCAAGTGTCACCAGATTTTACCACAAAAGTTTTCTTAGTCACGTTGTCTCCAGTCGTCAGGTTTATCTTGGCGGAACCAGTCGATAATCTCGTCTGCTCCATCGAACCCCGTTTTGTAATTGGATGGGTCGGGGTCACCTAACCCCATCCTATTCATAAAATCATCCATACTACCTTC